GAATGTAACGTTACCTAAAATTATACACGGGAGGGTTTCACGACCCTCCTTTTTTTTATTCACATAAATTCATATGTCCTATCCTACTTATGCTGTGTCCACAGAACTGGATGCTGTTAATCAAATATTAAGCTCAGTGGGACAGGCTCCTGTCACCACACTTGATCTTCAGAACCCTGAAGTTGCTATAGTCCTAAATACACTCAGAGAAGTAAACAAACAAGTACAATCAGAAGGTTGGACTTTTAATACTGAACATCACTATGAACTAGTGGCTGATTCAAATACTTATGAAATTGTATATCCTCAAAATGCATTATCAATTGACACTACTAAGTCAACAAATTTCGACGATTATGATCCTATACGTCGTGATGGTAAGCTTTATGACCGTCATGACCATACCTTCCTATGGAAAGATGGGACAGATCCTCTTACCCTGACGGTAGATGTTGTATGGTATTTTGATTTCCCAGACATACCACCAGCAGTACAACAATTTATTACTGCAAGAGCAGCCAAATTATGCGCTAGTCGTATGTTAGGCGATATTAATCTTTATCAATTATTAGAAGAAAGTGAATTAGTAGCAAGAGCTGCAGCACTGGAATACGAAACCAAGCAAGGTGACTTCTCGTTCTTTGGTTGGCGTGATGAAGAAGATTATCACAACAGTTATCAACCTTATTTAGCACTGAAACGATGAGCTCAATTACTCAAAACATACCTAATTTTTTACAAGGTATTTCTCAGCAACCTGATAAAAAGAAGCAATTGTCTCAAGTGAATGATGCTGTTAATACTTTCCCTGATTATGCTTTAGGTATGTTAAAGAGACCAGGTGGAAAATTAACAGATAAATTATATAACGCTACTTCCACTGGTAAGTGGTTCTCTATTCTTAGAGATGAGAATGAAAAATATGTAGGTCAGTATGATAATGATCTATTTAGAATCTGGGATCTTTCAGATGGTACTCCTCGTAAAGTAGATATGGGTACTACTACTGGTGTACCTGGTGGTTGTAACTATACTAATTTACAAACAGATTTACTTGCTTATAATGTAGCTACAGCTGATACTACAGCAAAAACAACTGCATTAAATACAGCTCAATCTGCTTGGCAAGAATCAGATGATGGACAAGAATTCACTGAAACTGATTCGTTTAGTACCACATTTGATTATGATACTGGAATCGGTGTGCAGACGGAAACACTTGTAGATGGTATATTCCAACAAGAGACTGGAGATACTTATACTATTAAAAAGAATGCTAATACAATTAGTACTTCAGCTGGTAGCATAGCTGGACCTGTTTATAAGTTAGAACAAACTGCAGAAGGTTCAGGCTATAGTACAGGTATTGGTGTAGGTCCTGGTAATAAAATACATATCAGTGCAGCAGGTTCTGGTTATTCAGCAGTATCTGCAGCAGCCACATCTGGTGGAACTGGTAGTGGTATGACATTAACAACTACTGTGTCAGCTGGTGCGTTGGCAACTGTTACTATTAATGCAATAGGTCAAGGATATAAAGTAGGTGACGAATTAACCGTCGCTGGTGGAACTGCAGGTAAAATAATAGTTGATAAAATTGTAACTGGTTCTGTTTATAAATTAGCAGTAACAGTAGGTGGAAGTGGATATACTGGTGCAACAGGTGTAGCAACAACAGGAGGTGGAACCGCTTTAACTGTTAATACAACTGCAGTTGCAGGAGCAATTACAGCAGCCGTTGTAAACGCACCTGGTAATAATTATGAAATTAATGATGAGATAACTGTCTCAGGCGGAGGTGGTAATGCTAAACTTAGGGTAGTACAACTAGGATATGGTACTACATCTGCTGGTTCAGGTACAGGATTAGTTGTTGATATTTCAACTGATACTGCTCATAAAGTAGAACCTGAAGCAACACCATCTGATACTAATACTATAGCTACTTACACACATAATGGAGTAACTGATTCAAGTAGGACAATAGGACATTATACTAATGTTACTGGTACAGCTAGTAAAGTTGGGACTGGTGCTATGTTTGATGTTGATGTTGATACTTTAGGAAAGCCTACTCTTACACTGGTATCTGGAGGTAGTGCTTATTATGCTGGTGAAACAGTAACGATTGCAGATGCATCGTTAGGTAGTGGAGGTGGAGCAGCTATAGTTGTTACTATTTCTACTACAAAAATTATTAAATCTGGTGGTGCGTATACTGCTACTACTGGATATAAAAAAGACGAAATCATTACTATTACTGGTGGAGGAGGTAATGCTAAATTTAAAGTTACAGAATTAACTTGGAAGAAAGGTTCTGATGTAACTAATGAGCATCCTTTATTAGCTGCTAATCAACATAAAATATTTAAACTAATTGAAATAAATTCTCCTACTCATACGCAGGCTCAGTTAACAACAACTACTTCTGCAATGGGTACAGCACAAACTAATTATGACAATGCTGTAACTGCTGAAGCAACTGCTAAAGGTAACTATGATTCAGAGGTAACAGCTTGTAATATATCCAGTGTCCCAGGTACTGCTTATTTAAAAGATGCTACTGCTGATGATATTGAATTACTAACCCTTAACGATTACACCTTTGTCTTAAATAAAGCGAAGACTGTTGCTTATACAGCTGATGTAGTAGCAGCTTCACCACATGCTGCTTTTATTGTTATTAATGTAGTTGCATATAACAACACATATAATGTTACATTAGGTGGGTCTCACTCTTTTAGCCACACGACACCACAAGACATCACAGCTGGTGATGCAGATGCTACAACTATTACAGCAGCCTTACAGGCCTCTATTGATGGACATGCTAGCTACACTGCAGTTACCGTAGGTCCTGGTATCTATGTTACTAGTAGTGGTGCTTTCAGTGTTTCCGTATCTGGTGGTTCACAAGAAGATGCTATTTATGCATTCCAAGATCAAATATCTAATGTAGGTAAACTGCCTATACAATGTTATAATGGTTATAAAGTAAAAGTAGTTAATAGTGCTAATGTAGCTGAAGATGATATATACGTAAAATTTACAACGAGTAACTCTGCTACATCTGGACCAGGTGTATGGGAAGAATCCAATGCTCCTGGTATGAAATATAAACTAGATCCAGCCACAATGCCTCACCAATTAGTCAGGCAGGCTGATGGATCTTTTGAATATGACCCAGTTACTTGGGAAGAAAGAGATGTAGGAGATGAAATAACTAATCCTGATCCATCATTTATAGGTGGTACTATTCGTAATATGTTCTTCTTTAGGAACCGCTTTGGTTTCCTTACTGGAGATACAGTTGTTATGAGTAAAGCTGCTTCCTTCTTTGATTTCTTTGTAGGATCAGCACAAGTTGCAGCAGCAGACGATCCGATTGATGTAAGTGCATCTTCAACTACACCAGTATTCTTGAACTATGTTAAGACAGTTAGTGCAGGTTTAGTTCTATTTAGTGATAACGAACAGTTCTTGTTGTCTACAGACTCTGACATCTTATCACCAGAAACAGCTAAAATCAATACACTAGCTGGTTATGAAGCTGATACAAAAATAGAAGCAGTTAACTTAGGTACGTCCTTAGGCTTTATATCTAAGACTCCTTTATGGTCTCGGATGTTTGAGTTATTCAGAATTAGTTTGACAGATCCTCCTGATATGTTTAATACATCTGGAGTTGTACCTGAACTTATTCCTTCTACTGTAGATAATATAGCAGGATCAGCTGCCATGAGCATAGTCTCTATAGGACAGACTGGTACAAATAGATTATATCAATATAGAGCATTAAACGAGCCACAAGGTAGACGTGCTTCTACTTGGTATAAGTGGGATTTAACAGGTAATCTTATTGATCAATTCTTTGATGTTAGTACCTTCTATGCTGTTGTAGCAGATGGGTCTAATGTATATGTAAATTCATACGACTTAAGACAAGCTAGTGATACTGGTTTCTTAACCTTACCTACTGGTGAAAAAACAGATGTATGTATGGATATGTGGCAAGCTAATCCATATAGAACTTATAATCAGCTTACTGGAAAGACTAGAGTATTCTTACCATTCACTCATATAACAGGTAAGACATTAACTATTGTAGCGTTAGGTGGATACATTGGTGGTACTCTTGGTGCTTCTGAAGCATCAGTTGGTGCTATATTATACCCAACTGTAGGAGGTTCAGCAGGATCTGAGTATGTAGATATTGATGGAGATTATAGAGGTAAGAACCTTATCATTGGTTACATATATACTATGACAGTTGATTTACCTAAATTCTATCCAACTAAGCCTGCAGGTGAAACTGTAGCAGCTGATTATACTTCAGATCTTGTTTTACATAGGATTAAAGTATCTACTGGACTTAGTGGGCCAGTGAAATATAATGTAAATCTAACTGGTATTCCAGATAGAATACATACAGTTAGTGTTATACAACCTTATACTTATACAGCAAATGATGTAAGTATGGCAGCTGAGGGTGTACATGATGTACCTGTATATCAACGTAATGAGAACGTATCCTTAAGCATTGTTGGTGACACACCTTTACCAGTTTGTTTATTAGGAATGAATTGGGAGGGTAACTATAATGCTAGAACTTATCAACGTGCATAATAAGGAGGTTAATTATGTTTAATGAATTTGGCGTCCCTATTAATGACGCCGAAATGGCGATGTATAATATCAAACCCCATGAAAAGATACTAGCTGACTCTGGTATAGAAATGAGGTGGGGTTGGATAGCAGGTGGTGCTGCCTTAATCGGCGGTATGATGTCCAGCAACAAACAATCAGACAATCAACAAAGAGCTGCAGACAGACAAGCAGCTGAACAACGTAAAGCATTTGCTAATCAAGCTGCTTCTAATGCTTATAGTACTGAGTTCGAGAAGTTAATGATCGAAGCTCATAATGAGAGAACTGTTGAAATATATGATAAACAACTAGGCCAATATAGAGAACAGGTTGGCCTTAATGCTGAATCTGCTCTACAAGCTTATGCTCAAGAACAGCGCGTACTTAATGAGCAATACACGATACATGCTTTTGGTAAAAACAAAATGCTTCGTGAATTGATGGAAGTACAAGGCAACCAATTAGCAGCTGGTATGGGTAATACTAATAGATCTAAAGAAAGAGCAAACTTAATTAATTCCTTAGGTAATTTTGGAGTTGAACAGCTTATGCTAGATGAAAACTTACGTGGTGTTCAATCTGCTTATAGGCAAAGAAAGGGTGCAATTCAATCTCAATGGGCACATGCTGATCGTGATGCCTTTGCTAAAGTAGCTATTGCTCCTAGATTATCATTACCTAAAACTGGAGCTGGTCCGCAATTATCTGCACCTGGCCCTGCACCTAGAATAGGTGGTCCTGGTTTAGGTTCGTTCTTTAGTAATGTATCTAATGCAATAACTGTTGGTACAGCTGTGGCTGCCTTATCAGACGTTGCATTAAAAGAAAACATTAAACATATTGGTAAATCTCCATCTGGTATAAATATCTTTGAATATAATTATCAAGGAGAAACAACTAGACATCGTGGTGCTATGGCCCAGGAAGTCTTAGTTAGAAAACCTGAAGCTGTTGTTGAAATGGACAACGGTTATCTAGGTATCAATTATAGTATGATTGATGTTACACCAACTAAAGTACCTACTACGAAGTGATGACTTATGGGACCTAAAACAAAATTCAATCGAGGTACTGTTGAACTTGGTCAATATCAAGAGAAGGGTAAATTCGATCCTTATAAAATAAAGGAATATGAAATTGCCCAACTGCAGAAAAACCAAGAGATAGAAAAGCAAAACTACCTGAGGCGTGCCGAAGAAGGCAAGCAGAATATGGATCTCCGCTTTAAACAAGAGGAGATGGAGTTTAAGATTGCTAATGATTATGCCAAATTACAAGACGATCGTGACTTAGCAGAGTTGAATATGCTCGTTGAGTCCGGTCAACAACTTGTAATGCAAGGAGTTAAGTGGGCAAAAGAAGGACAAGCTAATAGAGCAAAAGCAGATTTTAAGAAACTTCCTAAAGTTGAACAAGCTAAAAGAGAACAAGAGTGGTTAAGATTATTAGAAAAACAGAATTTAAATAATAGAACTGTAGAAGAAGTTGTCCAAGAATTAGAAGCACAAGGTATTTCAAATCCATTTGCTGAAGCTATTAGAGGTAAAGGTAAAGTATACGCTGCTACCTATATGGAACTGGCTGCAGTTAATTATGCAGGACATGTTCCTCGGCTAATGGATAAAGCCTTAAGAGAAAGAGCATTCGATACAGGAGTTGTAGATAACCAAGGTAAACCAGTACTTAGGAAATGGACAGAACTTACTGATAAAGAAAGATCAGGACGTATGGGTGCAGCATTTCTTGCTGAAGCAGGTGCATTTACAGAAGGAATATTAGGTAAAGATTTACCTCCTGAAGTAATTGGTCCGACTATTGGTGCTGCTATTAAAAAATATTCAGATAAGTTTGCTGTTGATCAAAGTGCAATATATGCTAGTAAATTACAAAAGGATACTCAACAGAGTGTTAAAGCTAATATTCTTGGTATATTTAAAAGAGCTAATGTTGCTGATCCAGGTTATTCTGATAGCTTCAATAACGGGCCAGCTATAGAAGCACTTAGGTCTTACATGCCAGCTGGAACGACTGATAAAGAACTTAGACAACACATTGCTAGAGAACTTACAAAGGAAATCATCACTAATCCTAAAGGAGAATTTGCTCAGCTTGGGCTTAAATGGTTAGCTAGTGATGTAAAAATAGACGGTCAAACGACCACTAGAATGTTCAAAATGAAGAAGATTCTAGAAGACACAGGGTTCTGGCAAGCGTATGAAGCAGCTCATATATCTCAAAAGCTAGAAGGAAGTGAAAAATCAAAGCGAGTTATATTACAAAAACATCTACTGATGCAGTCCAGTGAACCAAAAAATCTTAAAGATATGCAGACGGACATTTTTGAGTGGTATAGTGCTGTAGATCCTGATAGTGGTTTAACGAATAAAGAAAGACTTGGAGGTATGACTATTGAGTTAGTTACGGAAATACTTACATCAGATAATCCTGCAGTAAGCGATGGCCCTCAAGACAAATTAATGGATGAATTAGCAGGAATGGCAATACATAATGGAGGTACAATTACACCATCAACTGCTCGGTTCTTTGGTGCTAATAATGCAACAATTACATCTTTACAAGAAAGGGGTCTAGTTCAAACTAAAGAAACCACTCCTGATGGGGATACTAAACTTGCAGGAATAGCTAAGAAGATTACTAATGGTATATATAAGTCTGATGTAGGGTCAGCACAACAAAACGGTCAATGGGCATTAACAAACAGGCATGTAACTAGGCTACTATCAAGAAGCGTTGAACAGTATAAGAAGACTATGACTCCTCAGGCAGCTGTTGATGCTGCAATAGCTGATATGGTTAAATTATCAGAAACTGAAGGAGGTAGACAACAACTTATATATGATGCTAAAGAAGTTACATATAATTTTACACCTGAAAACCAAGCTACAGATATAGCTTCTGAGATAATAAGAGTAAGTGGAGCTAAAGGGATTTCTCCACTTGAACTTTTAAAAAATGGTGAGATTCAATCTCTTAATCCAATCCTATCTAAATATTTAGATATGATGAAGGAGGATGATATAACTGCGACACAAATCAGAAAAGCAATTGCTATTGATCCTGTACTTAATAGTGCTACTTGGCAAAATAAAATAGGTTTAAATCCAACAACTGTTGTAGATTGGCATTTAAAACGCCTTGGTTTTAAGGATGGTATACCTGATCCTAGTGAAGAATGGAGAGGTCTTGCTGCACAAGTAGCTCCTCAAGTTGCTGAAAGCGTAAAAGCTAATAACACTACTTTTAAAATAGAAGTTGCTAAAAACACTTTATCAGAAGAAGATGATACTCGGCTTAATGATACTATGGGTTTAAATAACGAAATAAATCCAGAAGATGCCAAACAACTTGGTAAATCATTTAAAAGAGTCACTCAACTATCTAATGGATTAGAGAGATCATGGGACAGTAATTTAAGATATCTTACTGATGAAAATTCAGTTAACGTTGATATAGATAATGTACATAATAATTATGGGTTATCTAAAGACTGGAACTTGGGGGGATACCATCCCCAAACAGTTAGAGCACTTATTCCTTTAGCAAATGCTTATAAACGTTATCTTGAAGAAAATAATTTACCTGTTCCTAAAGACTTATTAAGTGAAATAGTACCACGTCGAGGGCACTTCCATGACCGTGGTAATGCGCCTAATCCAAAGGGGCAGAAACAATCAGCTAGAACTAATTTTGAAGTAAATTCAGGTACGTTTGCTGAATTCCTAGCAGCTGAAGGTTCTAACTATGGATTTACAGTATCGAAGCTGAAACCAGAGACGTTTCTTGGAATGAAACGAAAAGAGTCAAGATATGTAGATGGTAAAGTTGTCGAGGTCGAGGACACTGGATATACATTAAACTATACTGGTTCCAATGGTATGGGTCTGACTCAACCTAATTTAAGTCTAAAAGGTGATTTAGTCGAAGGAATTGGTTATAGGGATCACCATACATTGAATGCAGGGAACCGTCAACAAATACTTAAACGTACATTCCGTGCATATGGCCCTACAGTTTTTATGTACGAGGGAATACCCTTCAGTCAATTACCGATTGAAAGACAATCTGAACTTTTAACTGAATGGGAAAAAGTACGACTTACAGCTCATTCGGAACCTAAATAATTATGACGTTTTCAAATATAAATCAGGAAGATTTAGAACAAGAATTACAGGAACACTCTGCAAATTTAAACACTTTGCAAGCGAACCAACAAGCAAAAATAGAAGACGAAGATCAAGCACTCATTGATGCAAAAAGAGAAAAAGAGTTACGTGAAAATTCTCATGGTGCTCTTGAGTCAAAAGAATTTGGTCTAAAAGAAAACGTACAAGAAGTTAAAAATGCTGTTGTAGGTGGTTTAAGAGATTCAGCTAGTTCTATTCTAACCGCACCAGAACGTATCGTTGATATGGCTACTGGTGAGATGAAGAGAGAAATGCAAGCTGGTGGTTATACGCCAGATTGGCAGCCATTAGGTCATCGTGATGAGATAGCAACTAAAACCTGGTGGGGTAGTATGCTTAGAACTGGTATACACTTCGGTTCTATGGCTATTCCTATAGTTGGTTGGGCTGGTAGAGCTAGTAAAGCTACAGGTGCTGTAGGTGCTATCTCAAGAGCAACAGTAGCAAATCCTAATTTTATTATTCAAGGTGCTTCAATTGGTGGTATATCTGATTTAGTTTCAGAATACTCTCAAGATGCTAATGGACTTCAAATACTAAGAGATAGGTATGGTTTTATAGATACTCCTATAACAACAAACGATAGTGACCACCCAGCAGTTTTAACCGTTAAAAACTTTTTCGAAGGATTAGGTATTGGTACTGTTGCTGATGGAATAGTAAGAGGATTAGGAAGAGTACGTGGTAAGAAAGGTCTTGTTAATAATCCTACTAATGATACATTAAAAGCAATTGATAAGATTGAAAGTCGTCGATTACTTAAAGCAGAAGAATCTGCTAAAATTCAAGTAGATACAAATTTAAGACAAGCAACTATTAAAAAGTTATTTACTAAAGGGATTGATTTTAAGAAATTAACACCTGAAGAACAAGTAAATGCAATGTTGAAAGTTCAACAAGCTGACCGTTCAGGTCGATATACTACTTGGACACCGCCTGGTGAAGATAACATTGCTAGAGCTGATCGTCGTATTACTCAACGTAGTGATAGTGTCGAAAATCAGAGAGCTGAAGCTGGGGCTAACCAGGAGACTTCTCCATTCCCAGGAGCTTATAAAAGTCCAGATACCCATCAAAGATGGCAAGGTGCAGCTAACTCTACAGGAAGTCCTTATACAATCAGTAAAACTTTAAAACGTATTCATAATGAATGGGGTGCTGAATTAGGATCTACAGATAGTTTACTAACTCCTGCTGCTGCTGAAGTTTTAGCTACAGAAGGTTTTGGTTCTAAAGGTATTACACCACAAATTGCTAAAGAATTAATGGGTGATGCTCGTTTCAGACGCTTAGCTGAAGAATTGAGAAATTCAGGACGTTCTTTACAAGATGTTTATGGTGATGCTTTTGAACGATTTAAAGAAGTCATGGGCGGTAGAGATGCTGGTGCATTGGAACCTGATGAATTCTGGAATCCTCTACGTAAATTTGCTGGTAGTCAAGGTGACTTTGAAGTATGGGCAGGTGAGAATATATTAGCTGCTGATTTAATTCAAACATCTTTATTTAAACAATTACGTGATAGAGCATTAGTTGCTAGAGAATTAATAAATATTGATGATATTACTCTTAAAGATGGTCCATTAAAAAACATACATGATAATTTAATTGTCGGTATGACTCAGATTAAGAGATCTAAATTCTTAACTAGTCCTGAGTATCAAGACATGATAGCACAAAAAGGAGGTGCTAATTTAGTAGAGGATGTATTAGATCAAATCCATTTTGATACTAAAAAGCAAATTGATATGATGATGGATTTAGCTAGAAATAATCCGTCAGATGAGTTTCTTCATGCTTTAGTTGAAGCCTTCTCAATGTCTAATAAAATTCAGAATTGGCAAGATTTTGATGGATTCATGCGTGGACGTTTATTAGGTGCAACAACAGAAGAAGGTGTAAAACGGACAGGATCGTTAATAAGAGAACTACAAGGTGTTATGGTTAATAGTATCTTAAGTGGACCCAAGACTCCATTAAGAGCTATTATGGGTACCAGTACTGCTGTCTTTACTAGACCTATGAGTCAGACTATAGGTGGTTTAATGAGATATATGGGTACTGGATTCCAAGATGCTTCTGTATTAAGAGAAGCTTTAGCTGAATCAAATGCTATGATACAAGCAGTACCAGAAGCTACCGAATACTTCTTTAGTCGTTTAAATAGTTATTGGGCTGGTGATATATCTACAATTAAAAATAGATTTGCTGAATATAGTAACTCTGATGACCATTGGGAATTAGTTGGTAATTGGGCTGAAACAAGAGGAACTGTAGGTGAAAAAGCTGCATACCGTGTAGCTAATCTAGCACGTTCTGCTAATCAAAGTAACTTCCTAACTTATTCAACTAAGTTAATGGCATCTACTGATGATGCATTTACTTTAATATTAGCTAGAGGTCGATCTAGATCTAAAGCTCTTAGAGAAGCTATGGATGCACAAGCACATGGATTAATCCCTGATGTCAACCCTGAGTTAATAAGGAATTATCAAAATAGATTTTATCAAGAAATCTTTGATCCAAATACAGGAACAGTCAGTGATAGTTGGTTGAGAAATGCTAGAGCTGAAGCTACTTTAACTAAAGATTTGAGTGGTTTTGGTAAGTCATTAGATCAGTTATTCGGATCAAATCCTTTATTAAAACCTTTCTACTTATTCGCTAGAACTGGTATTAATGGTTTGAATCTAACAATCAAACACACACCATTAGGTGTACTGACTAAAGAATTTAATGATATAGCATTTGCTAACCCAGAAGATTTAGTAAATGTAGCTAAATATGGAATTGAAAATATACAGGATCTAAGAAATGCTAGAGCCTTACAAAATGGTAGAATTGCATTAGGTAGTTCTATGATTTTCATGGCAGGACAGAAATATCTAAATGGAGAATTAACTGGTAATGGACCTGCAGATAACTCCAAGCGTCGTCTATGGATGGCTGCTGGTTGGAGACCACGCTCTATTAAATTAGGTAATGTTTGGGTAAGCCATGAATCATTAGAACCATTTACCTCTATACTTTCATCAGTTGCCGATTATGGTGATAATCAAAGTTTAATGGGTGATGAATGGGTAGAAAAAGGATTACTTAGCAACGCTTTAATTATATCTAAAGCTATGGTAAGTAAAACTTATCTACAAGGTTTCCAGGGTATGACTGATTTATTTGGAAGAAATCCTAAGCAGTTAGAAAAAATTGCTGCTAATATTTTAAATAATACAATACCATTAGCCGGATTAAGGAATGAAATAGGGAAAGTCGTTAATCCTTACATGAAAGAACTTAATTCAGGATTTACGGATAGTCTTCGGAATAGAAACCAAGCATTTGAATTACTAGCAAATGAAGAATTACCTGTTAAATATGATTTATTAACTGGACGTCCAATTAATGATTGGGATCCTCTTACAAGATTATTTAATGCAGTAAGTCCTGTTTCTCTTAACTTTGATCAAGCACCTGGTCGTAAGTTTTTATTCCGTAGTAATTATGATTTAAGTATATCAACTTATACATCTCCTGATGGTGATGATTTAAGATCTAATGCTCAAGTTAGATCTAAATTTCAACGAGCTATAGGTAATCAGAATTTAGAAAAGCAATTAGCTAAATTAGCATTACGTAAAGATGTACAAGAATCTATACGTCTAATGGAAGAGGATATAGCATCAGGACGTGCAAATCGACCTCCTGGCATAAGCCCAATGTCATATCAACATAATAAATTAATTCACCAATTAATAGTAAGGGCTAAGGGCAGAGCTTGGGCACAGATAATGACTGAGCCAGATGTACAACATTTAAGATCTGCAACTACTTTAGAAAAAGCTGCAAAAAATAATAGAATAACTAATCCGAAGGAAAGTAATAGACAATACGATCAAGCCACTCAATTGCTAGAAATGACAAACAAGTAACACTATGGCTACAACTGAAAATTCTTATACATCGTCTGCAAACCAGACGTTGTTTTCATTTACATTCCCATATATAGATACTACTGATATCAAAGTTTCTGTTGATTCAGTAGCAAAAACAATTACAACTGATTACACACTCGCCAGTGCTACTCAAATACAATTTAATACAGCTCCAGGAGCTAGTAAGACAGTAAGGATTTATAGAGATACTGATACAGATACTAAGAAAGCATCGTTTTTCTCAGGATCAGCTATCCGAGCTCAGGATCTAAACGATAACTTTGATCAAACTCTCTATACTGCACAAGAACTAGTAAGAGATGTTGGTGGCATCTGGGACGATACTACTGAAACAATTAATAGTACTGAAACCTGGCCAGCCTCTGGTGTAGGTGATGACGATACTATTGCAACAACTAAAGCAATACAATCTCAAATTGTAGCAGAAGTAGGTAGTGCAACACTTTCAGGCACTGTGTCTGCTAGTGACCCAACTAAAGTTGCATTGGACGGTTCTAATAAAATGACCGGTACAAATGCTTTAGGATTACCAGCAGGTACGAATGCACAACGTCCGACTGGTGGTTCTACACCTGCTGTAGTTAACGGTATGTTTAGGTACAATACTGATAGTAGTTCTTTCGAAGGATATGCTGCAGGAGCTTGGGGTGCTGTTGGTGGAGGAGCCACAGGACCAGGCACTGATGCAATATTCTGGGAGAATGATCAAACAGTAAGTGATGATTATACAATAACAAATAACAAAAATGCAGGTAGCTTCGGACCTATAACCGTAGCAACAGGTAAAACCGTCACCGTTGGTGCCGGAGAAGTATGGACGGTGGTTTAACTTATGGCAATTACAATTACTGGTGATGGAACAATCACCGGACTTAGTGCAGGTGGATTACCTAACGATAGTGTCCA